TAATTAACTGCTAATTTATATAAAAATAATTCATACATAATATAATATAAAATAAACATATATATAATGGATTCTTTTCAGGATATATTTGATAAAATAGATTATAAAAAAAATAATAATGTTAAAGAAACAAATAAAACAGATAAAATACTTACGGCACTATATGAAAGTATATCTAAAATAAATAGTAGAGTTAAAAATATATCCGAAATAAACAGTTCTAATATTGTTCTTGAAAATATACAAGATAATGCTTTATTAAAAAAACAATTTCAAGATAGATTATCTACGTATGGTAGCAGTTTTTTTGACGATAAAATTAGAAATTATATATCATCTAATACAAAGTCCAAATTATCATACAGTTATAATGATAGTCAGTATAAAATAACTATTTCATTTTATTTGATGAAAGATGATGTATCTAATGATGAATTTATATCAAACGTAGAAGAGTATTTTCATGTAATGTTGACGTGGTTAATTATATGTTCAAAGATATCAGATAAGGGTTGTATGAGTAAGAAGAAAATGACCATTGATATATTTTTATCACCATTCAAAAAAGAACTACCAAGTAATGATATAGATTTATTAGAACCATTTAATATAAATACTGGTTTCACAGCAAGATGTGGCGGGGATAAAAACGGTGTAGTTATATATCGTAAAGAAGAATGGTTTAAAGTATTTTTGCACGAGACTATGCATTATTTTGCGTTTGATGAAAATTTAGATAACAATGATCTCATAGATGAAATATCCGACTTTTTTTTACTTAAGAAAAAAATAAAAGTATACGAGGCATATTGTGAATTTTGGAGTCGTATAATGAACTCGGTGTTTATAGCATTTATGTTATGCAATGGTAACGATAACGGTAACGATAACGATAAAGATAATAATTATTTTTTAAAAAAGTGTTATGAACTATTAGAATATGAAAGAACATTCTCATCTTTTCAATCAGCTAAAATGATAAATAGGCATAATATTTGTTATAACTCAATAAAAGACAAAAAATCAAATCCTAATATCAGTAACTTTTTGTATAAAGAAAGAACCAATGTCTTTGCTTATTATATAATAACAAATATCTTGATGAATAATTATGAAAAATATGTAAATTATTGCTTGGATAACAATAGTTCGTTGTTTTTACATAATAAAAATGCCAATTTATTAGGTCATTATATTAAGAAGAATTATAATAAGAATATGTTAATATATAACCTAGAATTATCTTTAAAGGTATTAGATGATTGCATTAAACAAAATAATCAATTCGGAATAATGAGCTGTCGTATGTCTATAGCGGATCTTCAAAATATTAAACAAGTCTGAAATTAAACAAGTGTGAAAAATTGAATGTGATTATGAGAATATATAATAGTAGAAATATATACAATTATGGATGTAATGAGTAACAGAATTGATAGTCTTGCTAAAGACAAATGTCATACTAAAGACGATAGCATTATTTATGATAAGTATGCGAAGATCTTTATTGTAAAATGTCCTCATTGTTTTAACCTTTGTTCCATAGCGGCCAAAGATATACGATGTAAAATATTTAGACATGGTATTTTAAAATCTACTATGAAACCAATACCACCTCATTCATCAAAAGAATTATGTGACTATTTGGCAGAAAACGCTCTAGTTTATGGATGTGCTAAACCTTTTATGTTTGATGGAAATACTATAGAAAAATGTGACTATATATAGTTTAACGTTATAGTTTAAAGTTATCATAATTATTATATTTAATTATGATAAGTACAATGAATAAAGTTATATATAATCAATATAACTATAATCTAGATAAATTACCTGAGGAAATTATATATAATGTATATCAATATATTGGAAATGATATTATGATTGAATATTTAAAAAAAAATATATTACATGAATTAAAAAAAAACAGAGAGCGAAGATATATTAATGAATTGCTTGAATCTATAGATATGGATGACGATAAACGCAATAAAATAATTAAAATGAGACCTACTATAGAAGATTTAGTAGATTTGATTAAAAATAAACATCGTGATAATGAAAAGAAGACCTATTTAATGTTACTTGTTCCTATTAGAGTTAAACTTATTATTAGAAAAGAGATATCCAATAAAGGATTACTTTAATATTTTTTAATTATTTGGTTTAATTATTTGGTTTAATTATTTGGTTTAATTATTTGGTTTAATTAATTTAATTTGAAATAAAAAAATATTATATATATTTATAATAAACACAAGAATTATGACAAACCAAACTGTAGCTAGTGTAGAATATTTGACTGTAGAAGATGCAAACACATTTTGGCTATTGTATGGAGCGATACTTGTTTTCTTCATGCAAGCTGGATTTGCAATGTTAGAAGTTGGACACGTCCAATCTAAAAATACTAAGAATATACTTATCAAGAATGTATTAGATGCTTCAGTTGGTGCTATAGCATGGTGGACATCTGGATATGGTATTGCTTTAGGGTCTGGGAACGATGATGTAAAATTATTAGGATATAGCGTAATGGGTAACGATAATTACTTATTAGATATGGATATGCACAGCAAGGCTAACTGGTTATTTCAATGGGCGTTTTGCGCAACAGCAGCAACCATTGTATCAGGTGCTGTAGCAGAAAGAATTACTTTTACCAGTTATATTATACTATCAACTGCATTAACAGCATTTATTTACCCTGTAGTAGTTCACGCAGGATGGGGTGAAGGTTTTGCTTCACCATTTAAAGAAGATAAATTACTTGAAGGTTGTGGAGTAATTGATTTTGCTGGTTCAGGTGTAGTACACGCAACAGGTGGCATTTCTGCATTAGCAGCCTGTTATATATTAGGACCAAGAATAGGCAGATTTGTAAACGGTAAAGTACAAAGATTAGAACAACAATCGGTAATATTCCAAACATTAGGTACTCTAATATTATGGTTTGGTTGGTATGGATTTAATGGTGTATCTACTCTTGCGATAGATGGTTTATCAGGAGTAGCCGCTCATACTATGGTAACTACTACTATTGCTGCTGCTACCGGCTCTCTTGCTACAACCGGTTTAGGATATTTACACGAAGGAATCGTATCCCCAACAAATACAAATAATGGGGTTTTAGCGGGATTAGTAAGTATAACTGCTGGTTGTTCTACTTGCTCTCCAGAAGGTGCTTGTGCTATTGGCGCTATTGGAGCACCTGTTTACTATTATTCTAATAAATTATTAACTCGTTTTAGGATAGATGATGTTGTTGGTTCAATACCTGTTCACGGTTTCTGTGGTTTATGGGGTGTTTTAGCAGCATCATTATTTGCTACACCACGATATTATTCTCTAGCTTATAGCGATGAAAAAGCAGACGAATGTGCTGGTTTAATATATGGTGGTAACACAGCCCCTTTATTAGCCAATTTACAGTTTATGGCATTTTTATTAGTTTGGGTTGGTGGCGCTACAACATTAATTGTATATCCATTAAAAAAATTTGGCCTTCTAAGAATTAGCGAAGAGTTGGAATTAGAAGGAATGGATTTATCTAAACACGGTGGAAATGATAGTAAAGTAATAAGACGCAAAAAATCTATAAAAGATAACGAAATAATAGAGGAATATATAGATGAGTTCCAAAGATGCAAGAAATGTTCTGAAATTATACCAAGATGTACTTGCTTTCCTTGTATTCCGTGTGTTCCTTGCAAGAAAAAAGAAACTGCTTAAATAATTTAATTATCTAATAATCTAGTTATCTAATAATCTAGTTATATTTCTATGATTGTTGTAATTTTTTATCGGTTAATCCTGCTAATCTCGCTGATCTTCTAAGATACGAATGATTTGTTTTATCATTCTTATCTTGTATGTCTTTTGTATCTTTTATTACTTTATTAACTTGTTCATGGACTTTACAATAATTTGTAGTACCATATACTTGTTTACCACACTCTGTTCTACCTCTGATAATATGTATGCATTTATAGATATAACAACCGTTTTCCTGTTTAATTTTATTTTTCATCCATTCTTTATGTGCTTCATCAAAATCTATTTCTACTTCATATAATACTTTATAAGGGACATCATACGGCTGTGTATATAGTGTTGTTGTATTAAATTCTGTCATTATATTGACTAATTTATTTTGACTTCACTTAAACCAATAGAATTTATTTCAATTTTATAGTTCTATATAAAATTGAAATTGAACTAATATAATATTAGATAGATAAACAACCATACAACACCTACATTAATAAATAACTATAAGATAAATAGGGGTAAAATGGGTATTAAACTAGGAAATACATTTATCACAAAACACTGTAAAAAAGATATACACAAGATTGATTTTAAAATGTTAAAAAATATGACACTTGTTATAGATACAAGTATTTATATGTATAGATTTTTAGAAGACGATAGATTGGAAGATAATTTTAATTTGCTAATTAATATATTTAAAACACATAATATTACACCGATATTTGTATTTGATGGAGCGGCTAAGGAAAATAAAAGAGCTACATTGCGTGAAAGAGAACGTTGTAGACGGTATGCAGAATATGAATATAAAGAAACACAAGAGAAATTAACAAACGCGAAATCAAGTTTAGAAAAATTATATATTGCTACTGAACTTGCTGCTATTAAAAGAAGAACTGTTAGGCTTACGGTTGAGCATAAGGAATTAGTTAAAAAAATAATAATGGACGCTGGATATAATTACATAGATGCTCCACACGAATCGGATGAGGTATGTGCTAAATTGGTTCTAAGTAAAGTAGCGCATGGTGTTATGACTGAAGATATGGATATGTTTGTATATGGTTGTCAGCACGTTTATAGATGTCTTGATATAGTAAACGGAACTATTGTTAAATATAATTTGAAGGGTATTATTAAAACGCTCGATATGACATTAACAGAGTTTAAAGAACTATTTGTAATATCGGGAACAGATTACAATAAAAGTAAGGAAAATATATTTTATTATTATGATATGTTTAAAAAATATAAGGAATATAACTCTACTATTAAAAAACAAAAAAAATGGTATACTTTTTATGATTGGTTGGTAGAAAATACAGATTGCATCGATGATTATACTGCTTTGTTAGAAGTGTATTTTATGTTTGATTTAAATAATCGTGAACACGACTACTTAAAACAATATGAGAAACATATTAATATTAAGATAGATATTAAATAAATTATTAAAAATTATATTATTTTTTATTGATTTTTTATTGAATTTACTTAGATGTAGCAGCAGGGGTTGCCTTTTGGAAATGAGGACTCATAAACTTTTGAAGGTTAAAGTATGTAAGTTCCTCGGAATCCTTTACTCCAAGAAGCGCCTTTAGCTTGGCATCGGGCTTGATAATGCGACCGTTATCCTTATCCTGAAGGCTGTTAGCCCGGATGTATTGGTTGATCTCACGAGTTACTTCTGTGCGCGCGAGTTCAGAACCATGCGCCTTTCCAAGGAAATCGGCAAGTTGGTCACTGATAAGTGTTGGCTTAACGAACCCACTTGGAGCACGGTTGCCAGACTTGCGCTTGCGCTTGGTGTTAGCCTTTTGCGCCGCCTTAAGTTCGCGCTCAGTGCGCTTTTGAAGAGAGCGGAAATCAGTTAGAACCTTAGCTTGAAGAGTTCTAAGGGCAGTAAGTTGGGTCATAAATTCACCAAAAGCAACACTGAGTTCCTGTCCTACGTTTTCCTCAACAACATCGTCCTTAGGTGGTTCTACCTTAGGTGTATCTACCTTTGGCTCGGTAGGTGGGGCAACTTTCTTAGGAGCAGACTCCTTCTTAGCTGGTTTAGTAGCAGATTTCTTTGCCTTCTTGGCAGATGCATCGGTGGCAGCAGCAGGAGTAGCGGGTTTATCAACAGTCTTCTTAGCCATACTAATATTATAATTAACTATAGTGAGACCTTTTTAAGTGCCTTTTTATAATATATATTTAATATATGTTTTTATACTTAAACATACGCTTTCAGTAACAATAATCGGGTTATATCAAACGTAAATATGCATTAAATAAAATAATTAAATGAACTATTTTATTTAACATATCATTTAAATGTTGCGCTTAAATGTTGCACCTAAATGTTGCGCCTAAATGTTGCGCCTAAATGTTGCGCCTAAATGTTGCGCCTAAATGTTGCGCCTAAATGTTGCGCCTAAATATTAAGCGTGATTTGCTGCTTGATATAACCAAGGTAAAGCTGTTGCTGTATCCTCATTAACTAATGTTAATGCTGTTAAAACGTATATTGTTCCTAATGATTTATGCTCTGTATTATTGCCTGAAGTTACAAATACTTCAATTACATCAAGTACTAATTTTTTTATAAATACTAATTCCATTGTTATAACCGATATTATGTCTACTCTTCTAAAAGGATTACCTCTTGTACATATATTTCGTTTCATAATATCTGTTAATCCAAGACGATAATTCCACATATCATGTAGTTCTCTAATAAATTTAACTAGTTGTATTCTATTTAACGATAAAAACCACTGCGGTTCGGTATAATTACCCAATTCATCCATATTACTAAATATTTTTCTGACCCTTAATTCAAATAATTTATCTGGATCTACTTCATCTTTTTTTATTAGTAATTCTAATGGAATTTTAAGTATTCTTGATAATATTTTTATTCTTTTTATATCTGTTATTATTTTTGATGGAATTTTTTTTCTTGTATAAGGATTTGCAGTATTTTTTTGAATCTTGTAATATTCATATAATGAAGATATATTGAACCCATATATTATATCATCATCATCACAATAACTATAAAATTGGTTAAACGGTATATCTGAGATATCATCTAAACAATAGAAATCGGTATCATTTACACAAAGTTTTCTATTTTTTTGTAACATTGCAGGACCATGTAATTTGAAATAAATACTTACTAAATATCTCCTTACAGTAGATTGTATTTTTGTAACATTATTTGATAAATATAAATAACTATATAAATAATTATTTAAATCACTCTTATTACCTGTCTTACGCTGTCCATAAAATCCACATATATCCTTTAATTGTTGTACTGTATAATTATACCTTAGTATATGTTCATAATCCGAAAATAATGGTATCTTAAATTCGCCTATTTTTATTTTTTTCTTTGTTATTGATTTTAATGAGATTTTTGTTTCATCTATTTTATTTTTAAAATTTTTTATATAACTTTTAGGTGTTATATTATGTGCTATTTTTCTATTTTCGATTATTATATTACTCATTATATTAATCAGATTTATATATATATATTTTATTATCTTTTTATATCATTACAAAGTTGTTGAAACACTACACTTAAGTATAAATAACATACCTTATCACAGTATTAAAATAAAATAAAATAAAATAATTAATTAAAATGTTCTTTAAGTTATATTTTTAATAAATCTATTTTCGCAAAAAATTGAAATAAAGAAATCATGTTATATTAAATTAATATTGTGTGTTATAAGATATAATTAAATATGTCTGAAATTCTAAAAGGTACCCAATTTACTCTAGATGATATTAGCCTTGGCAAGTCTAAGGTAAATGCTTCAGGTGGGAAAAACATTCCCATCTTTAATGCTAAGGCCAAGAAACTTCTTAACTTGTCTACCCCTCTTATGTTGACTTGGGGTGTTAATGAGAATGATTTTGAGGGTAATGGTAGGAAGACCTATGATATGGCTCTTCAGTTTCCAAGTGAGGAATATAATAACGAATCTTCTGCTGCGTTTCTTAAGAACATGACTGCTTTTGAAAATCATATCAAGGCACAAGCTCTTGAAAACTGTAAGGATTGGTTTAATAAGACAAAGATGTCTGCTGATGTTATTGATGCTCTATGGACACCTATTCTTAAGTATCCTAAGGATAAGGATACCGGTGATTTTGATTACAACCGCCCACCTACTCTTCGCATTAAGATCCCTTTCTGGGAAGGTGTATTTAAGTCTGAAATTTACGATATGGAGAAGACTATGCTTTTCCCAAATGCTGATAACGAATCCCTAACTCCAAGTGATTTTATCGTAAGGACTTCTAACCTTGCTGCTGTAATTACTTGTGGTGGTATTTGGTTTGCTAACGGTAAGTTCGGTGTTACTTGGAAACTTCTACAGGCAATGGTTAAGCCAAAGCAATCTCTTAAGGGTAAGTGCCATATTGACCTTGATGTAGATGAGAAGAGCAAACTCAGTAAGCAAGTTGTTGATGAGGTTGATGATGAGGAACCAGTAGCAACTACGGATGTTGCTGATAGCGATGATGAGCAGGAAACACCTGTTGAGAATACACCTCCACCACCACCTGAACCTGCTCCCGAGAAGAAAAAGAAGAAGGTTGTTAAGAAGAAGAAGGCTGAAGATGCTTAAAAACCCTAATACTTAAAATCTCAAATACTTAAAAATCTAACTTAAAAATCTAATTTTAAACCCCAATATTTAAAAATATAACTTTTTTATTGCATCAGTGGTTTAGTGGTAAAATGAATCGTTGCCATCGATTCGCCCCGGGTTCGATTCCCGGCTGATGCACCTCCTCTTTCGTCCAGTGGTTAGGATATCTCGTTTTCACTATCTATGTAAAAACACCGAGGAGACACGGGTTCGATCCCCGTAGGAGGAACTTATTATTAATCCTTTTAATTATTTTATTTAATCAACTGAATAAAATAATCAATAGCTTATTTTATCTATTTTATTTATTTTTATATAATTATATATAAAATGGACAGTTTACTAGGAAACGATGTTGTTAACTCACGTGCTGTAAAATCCAGTTTTTACATAACTTACGTATTTTTCCTTACCACCGCCACTATTACTTTTATTGAGGCAATAAGAACAAAAGATATTAAAATCAGAAATATACTTAATTTAGAAACATGCATCTCTGTTGTAGCTGCTTTCTTCTATAAAATGTTTACTGATAAGGTTGAAAAGGGTGAAATGAACTACAAAGAAATAAATGTTACCAGATATACTGATTGGGCTATTACTACCCCTATTATGTTGCTCGTTTTATGTTTAGCATTCTTATATAACAGTAAAGCAGGTTCTCTTAACTTTTTCAAATTCTTAATGATACTTGTTCTTAACTATGGTATGTTGGGTACTGGTTATTTAGGTGAAACCGGACAACTTGAAAAACCCATTGCTAACATCGTCGGATTTGGTTTCTTCTTCCTCTTATACTTCTACATACATCAATTATTCTTAAAGGGTAGAAAGAACTCCGATAACTCTATGCTTTTCTGGGCCTTTGCTATATTATGGGCTATGTATGGAGTATTCTACCAAGTTGACCCTGTACCAAGAAACGTAGGATATAATGTATTAGATTTATTCTCTAAATGCTTCGTTGGTATCTTCTTCTGGGCATACTTCACTAAAACTTTCAAATTAAAGTAAACTCTTCATTATAAATCCTATTAATTATTTTATTTAATCAACTGAAAATTATTTACAAGTTTTAAATATATTTAAATACAGTTAAATATGTTTTATAAAATGAGTAATATCTATAACGATAATGATAACAGTAACTATAATAAAATAATTCCATCATTCAGTAATTATGACATATCATCTTTCCCAAAAATAAAAGTATCTATCACCGGCACAATCAATACTGAATCTGATTTTGAAGAATTTAAACAAGGTTGGTTAAAATGTTATATAGAATGTGATAATAAACCATTTACTTTTATATTTGATACTACAAATATGGGTATGGTTTCTGCTTTATACGCATATAAAATGAGTTATTTTATTAAAGAAATTAAGGCATTAAATAATAAATTACTCGAAAAAAGTATAATTGTAGTTAACAATAAATATATACATGGATTGTTACATATGATTTTTTTAATTGAAAAACCTATTGCTCCTGTTTATATAATAGATGACCTAAATTATGCCGATATATTATATGAAAGATTAGGGTTTGGTTCTTGTTTTTACGATTCTACTAAAGCGACCTTGATTGAACCTTAATTGAACCTTAATTATCTTCTACGTCTACTTTTTCTCATATTTCTGCTACGCTTGCCTCTGCTACGCTTGCCTCTGCTACGCTTGCCTCTGCTACGCTTGCCTCTGCTACGCTTGCCATATTTAGATTTTGATTTACGACTTCTTTTTCTCCGTGTTCTTCTACATTTGCGTTTTCTATATCCTCCTCCTTGATTACCATGTTCAGATGACGGTTTATTATAATTCAAAGTGTGTTGTATATTTTCATTTAATTGTGCTATTTCAGTTTGTGTAGCAACTAATTCTGGGTCTGTACTTACTTGATCTCCTGCAACAACCATTTACTATATATATATTAAAATAAAATAAATTAGTTTAATAAATTAAATTAGTTTAAAAATTACAATTTAAATAATAATGTTTTTTATTATATAGGTTATAATGATTTTTAACGATGATCAGCGATTACAATTACAAAATATGATAGATACAAATAAAGGTGATGATAATACTGAGATGATACGCACACTAAAACAAAGCATAAGTATTAAGAAAGATGTAGATAATATGATTAAACTTAAAAAAGAGTACCCTACAATGTACGAGACAGATAAGTCTGGTTTTGAAGAGTTATGTATGAGCAAATGTAGTTTTTTGTTTTTTAATTATACCGATATTTATAATAAGATCCTTAAAAACGAAATAAATACCGATACCTTATATAGTTTTATAGGTGTTTTGAAACAAATAGAAGATGGTGAATTAAATGAACATGATGGTTCCATTAAGGTAGGTGAAATATTAAAAACTTTATATATAGATAGTGCTATGCGCAAATCCAAGAAATTAGATGAGGAAAATAAAAATCAGGAAGGTAAAGGTGATGATAATGAAAAAGAAAGGATTACTAAAACTATTTCTTGGGCAGAATATAAAAAACAAAAGGTTTAGTTCAAAGGAGTTAGTTCTATTGATTCAATTAATTAAAATATTTAATTAACAGAAAAAAAATATTAAAGCTATAGAAACAGTTTAATCTATAGCTCCTATGGCCCAATGGATAAGGCGTCTGCCTACGGAGCAGAAGATTCTGGGTTCGAATCCCAGTAGGAGTTTTAAGCATCAGTAGTTTAGTGGTAAAATATATGCCTTCCAAGCATAGGCTCCGGGTTCGATTCCCGGCTGATGCATTGCAAAGTTCGCATGGTCCCTGGTTCGATCCCGGGTGAACCCTTATATTTGGGTTTATAGCTCAGTGGTAGAGCGTGCGATTGCAGTACTAATAAAATGTTAATAAAGAAATTAATATAAATATTTTATCAGGTATTTATATTAACTATAAAGTATGCACCATATACTAGTAGAATGCAAACCAATTGACTTGGATTTATTGATATATTCTGAACTCGGAATTAATTTATTATTAGAGTGGGCAAAATTAAACAACCTAACGACAATAGATAACCCTATTGTACACACATTTCCTGTTAATATTATAGATTCTCAATTAGCACCTGGATATAGTGTTTTACAGTGTTTAAAAGAATCACACGTATCAATCCACACTTATCCTGAATATGATAAGGCTCACTTAGACCTTTTTTCGTGCACAATCTTATCAGAAGATATAAATAATAGGTTTTTTAAAGAATATTTTTGTGACTATAAATACCAATTTATCGACAGAACCTTTACTATTTGACTATTTATGATAACAATAAAAATATGTTATTATAAATATTGGTTTTTCAGTAAGACCGAGGTTTTTTTAATAAATTTCAAAGGTTAATTTCAAAATTTCAAAAAAAAACACGTTGCAAAAAAAAAAATCTC